ATTTTTTTCGTTTCCGAAATCATTAAGTTTAGGTTTTATCAATTGTACCATCGTTATCCTCCTTTTGCAGGTTTTTAATATCCTGAAGCAGCGTTTCTAAGGCGCTGAGTCTGCCCCGACCATACATTAATTGATCTACGGAATCAACCCCATAGCACAAGTGATCTTTAATATCTTTGATTTGTTTATTTATTACATTAACTATCTGCTCTTTAGTATGGTAGTCGAGCATTAATTTCTTTTAAGTGAGATTTTATTTTTACCTTGTTTTAACAACATAAAACCAAATTCATTTACTATTATTTTAAGAACAGAGTCCATGTCAAACTTAGGATAGTCATCAAAAACAAAAACAGTTCCTGGTCTAGATCTTTCACCAAAGAATATAGCTTCTTTAATTACATCGTATGTTTTATGTGGTCCATCAAAGTGAACTAAATCATATTTAGTTCTTAATTCTTTTTTATCTCTATATATTGGAACACCATCTTCAAAACGTTTCATAAATTCATCATCCCCTAATTGATACAAAGTAAAATTAGAGTAATCTAAATCTTTAATTAATTCTTGTTTCATCTTGTTAGTGTAATCAGCTGTGTAAGAACCAGAATCATCATAATGTTGATAATCTAAATTACCATATGGATCTATTCCAATATGCCAATGCTTTTTAAAAATTAATTCATCTAAAATAATCTTAGATCCTTGTCCTTGTCTTACTCCAATCTCTGCAGTAAATAAGTCATCGCTGTTAAGTGTTTTACAAGCTTCTTTTAGTATTTCGTATTCGGTGCTGTCCCCTTGAATCATAGGGTTTTTATATATTAATTATAAGGTTTGTAAATACTTTTAATTATACCTTGTGCCTTTAATTTTTTTAAATCACCTTTAGACATTTTAGGATAATCTAAGTTTTCTTTTTTAGGTTTAGAACTAAATAACTTTTTAATCCATTTCCACATTATTTTTTACCTCTAAATATTTGTGTACCCTTAATTCCGTATATCGATGCCACGACAAGAATCCACAAATTTGTGAACCATGACGGGAGCTGTGAAAACATATCGAAGAACAATTTTACTTTGTCCATCGCTGTTGGATCATCCGATACGACTGCCCACGCCAAAATTAACACGGGCAAACTTAATATTACGAGGACCGCCTCGTCCTTCCAGTCCGATTGCCTTGCTTCTAATAATTTGCCTTGGTAAGCCTCCTTACCTTCGGCCATACGAGACGCATGCATTAATTGTGCGTCTGACATAGCCATTTTAGTTTTTTGCTTGTTAGCGTATATTTTACTTCCAGCAGATATTGCTAATTTGATTGCTGAGAACCACATTAAAATACTCCTTTAAATTTTGTTCCTCTGATTGCAGCTCCACCACCTCTTGATAATTTTACAGGAGGTACTTGAGAGTTAGGTCCTCTTTTTGGTGGTGGACCACTTGATACACCTCCAGAACTGTATGCTTGAAAATCAAAAAACTTTTTAGGTTGAACTGTTTTTGGTACAACCGAAGCTGATGGCGTCTTCACACATGGTGGAAAAGTTCCGTCAGGACATTTAGCTTGAGCACCTTCTCCTGCTCCTTGACGTATTGGTCTTCCAAATGCATCAATTTTTCTGTCCATTCTATCTTTTGCATATTTTTTATACATTTCATTTCTTTTCTCTACTCCTAAACCTTCAAAACTTTTATCTGAATATAAACTTCCTTTTTTATCAGTGCCTACAACACTTTTGTCAAAAAATTTTCTACTTCTTATAGTTCCTTTTTCTAAAGGTTTACTAAGCATAGTTGCACCTATTTTTAATGCACCAGGAAGCATTTTTTTAATTCCTCTTCTTGTCTCATATGCTCCTTGTAAATTAAAAGCATCAGTAATATCTTTTGCAGTAGATAGTGTTCTATCTTTGCCAGTTTTATTTCTATTATTTATACCTATCTCTCTTGTAGTAACTCTATAATCATTTAAGTTATATTTTGTTTTAGGCTTATCTAATCCAAGATATTTAGTAGCTAATTGTTTTGTTTGATATCCAATATTTTGAATAAAGTTTGGTTGTTTTTTTGGTGGATCAACTCTATTTGAAGTATTTATAGTTGTAGTTTTTCCAGTTCTATTTGAAACATTTCTGTTATGATTAGCTGTTTGTTGTTTGGTAGATTTATCTACCGCAGCTCCTGTAAAACCATAACCCTTACCAGCTCTTTCTTGTGCTTTTCCAGGGTCACCAAAATCAGCTCCACCACCTTTAAGTTTTGCAACTTTAAATTTTCTTTTCATTATTTTTTCCTCATCCTAGCAATTTCAAGTTTCTCTTCAGCAATTCTAATTCTTTCTGCTGCTTGATCTTCATTGTTTTCTAGTTTCATTTTTTCAATATCTAGTTTTTCATCAATTTCGTTTTCTCTAATCTCATTACCCATCATATCTTGTTCAGATTTTCTTTGTAAGTCCATAGCTTTAAGATCTAACTCTCTTTCTTTCAATGCAACTAGTGGATCTTTCTGTTGACCCATCGCTTCACCTTGAGCAAGTTGTGTAGTGATCTCTGCAACTCTTTTTGCAATCATTGATGCAACTCTTATCTCTGCTGCTTCTGGATCTTGTTGTAACATTTGTTGCATTTGAGGATCTTCTTGTAACATTGCACCAACTTCACCTTGAGCCTTCAATGATACGTGCTCAGATATATGTGCTTGTAGAGCAGAATATACTTGAGGGTTGATCTGAACCATTCTTGTTGCCATAAAAGCAACGTGAGCTGATATATGTGCATCATGATCTTGAGTCGGGAACGCTTTTAATGGTTTCTGGTATAATGATTCCATATTCTCGGTTGCCGGATCTTTAGGAACTTGTTTTTCTTGTGGAATAAGTAGTTGATCAATATCTTGAGTCCCTAATGCTTCATATACTCTACGATATGCCTCTCTCAGGTTGTGCATCATAGGATTTGACATAGCAATCTTTAGATTCTCGTTTGCAAGTGTCACTCTTTGGGCCATACTCATGATATTTGGGTCGGCAACTGGAATAACATCTACTCTATCATCGAAATCAGTCTGTTTTACTGCTTGATCGGCACCATATACTGAATATGGGTAGATTGGTGGTAGATATGTTCCAAATACTTTTGATAATAGTCTAAATTCTCTACGCATCGAGTAGTAACAACGCTTGTGTATTGCGCTCATGACCCTCGATCCACGTTCCAATAACGAAACAGTCGTTCCAACAGCTCTATTTTGCATGTCATTACCCGTATCCATGTTAGTTATTGCTGCAAACTTCTGTCCTGCTTGCACAACAAAGCCCATTAATTGGTATAATGTAGCTGATGGTTCTTTAAATGGTAAAATTTGGAACTGATCTTTGATATTTCCACCAGGTGCATCCACATCTCTGAACTCTCCTGGTTGAAATGGTTGATCATCGTCTCTAATTCGAATACCTCTAGACTTAAATCCAGCAGGTAAGTTCGATAATGTACCAGCATCTAGTAATTGTCTTAGTGATTGAGTAGCCGTTCTACTTAATCCACCAATCATGTGTGTTAAACCAAAACCATAAAAACCTAATCCTGGTAAAAATTTGAAATGTACAAAATATTCTTTTCTTTTTTTAGTCTCATCAGTCATATCGTAGTTACGATAGATAGATAATACTTCACCTGAACCTTCATCAATAGTTACGATGTAAGGAACCTTAACTTGTTTGTCTGGATTTTGCATTTCAAACTCTTCTAAGTTTAAATCAACATGCATCTCAAGTACTGAGTATGAATATTGTTTATCTGTTGAAGGTGTTACTCCTTCTAGTTCTTGATACTTCTTTTCAATCTCTGTTGGACCTGCTGCAGTTGGTTTTAATTCTACATCTCTATAAAATCCTGCTGCTTGTTTTTTTAAAATTTCATTCTCACCCATTTTAATTACATGAGTAATTCTTTCACAATCCATTAAATCAGTTGCATAATATGGAACGACTAAATCTTCAGCTGGTATAAATTTAGATACCGCTCTTTGCATAACATCATCATAATAAACTTTTTTAAATGCTGATCCTGCTAATGCTAAATAGAATAATAGTTGATCAAATTCTGGAGTGTACTCTTCCATCTCTTCAGTCAACATATAGTTCATAAAATCTTGCACACGTTGTGCTTGATTTACTTTTTCATTATCTTCTACCCCAAGAACTCTAGTTCTTACTGGTCCTTGGGACGGGAGTAATTCTTTATAAGCTTGTGCTTGAAATGATGTTACAGCCTCTGATAAAAGTGGATGAGTCACGGATGCCGAACCTTTGAACGGTCTAGTCATCGTTGTGTGTTTGATACCTAATAAATCTAAATTATTAGTATAAGAAGTTTCCCAATCTTTTCTTGAGACTCTATCTTTTTTATAATCATCTAATAATTGATTAGACATTCTTTGAAGAGTTTCATCAGACATATCTTCTGTAAGATTTTTGAAAAACTCTTCGGTCTCATTAA